TCAACATTTGTGCAAGATCGTACAGGAGTAGCAACCGCTGATGAGATGCATATCATTGTAGTAGATGAAGATGGTGGTATTACTGGTGTTCCAAAAGAAATTTTGGAAAAATGGTCTGGTGTATCTAAAATTTCAGATGCAAGAACGGCAGAAGGAGCCGCTAATTATTATGTAGATGCTCTTTATAGTGGTTCTTCATACATTTATTGGATGGATCATCCAACAGTTAGTACTGGATATGGTAACACCGCAGCTACACAGAGTACTACATTATTTACTGCATTATCAGAGGTAATTACTTCAACTTCACTTGTAAGTGGAGTAGATGACTATGCATTAACCGCAGGAGAAATCAAGGATGGAATTGACCGATTCAAAGATACAGAAACGGTTGATTTAAACTTGTTCATTTGTGGTAAGGCAGATGCAACTAAAGCAGGAAATGCTTTGGATATGTGTACTGACCGTAAAGATGCAGTTGCTTTCGTATCACCAGAACTAAGTGATGTTGTAAATGTTGCAAATGAAGTAACACAAACATCAAATGTTAAAACATATTTTGATGCATTAACATCAACATCCTATGGTATGTTCGATAGTGGATACAAATACACTTATGATAAGTACAACGACACTTATCGGTGGATTCCACTAAACGGAGATATGGCAGGACTTTGTGCAAGGACAGATCTGGTTGCAGATGCATGGTACTCGCCTGGAGGTTTTAATCGTGGACAAATAAGAGGAGTTGTAAAACTTGCTTATAACCCACAGAAAGCTAACAGAGACATCCTGTATCGTGCAAGAATAAATCCGATTGTTGCTTTCCCCGGCCAAGGTACAGTCTTGTACGGAGATAAGACTGCACAAGCAAAACCAAGTGCATTTGACCGCATTAATGTGCGAAGATTGTTTATCGTATTAGAGAAAGCAATTTCAACTGCTTCTAAATTCCAGTTGTTTGAATTCAACGATGAATTCACAAGAGCAGGATTTAGGAACATGGTTGAACCTTTCTTGCGTGATATACAAGGTCGAAGGGGAGTCACAGACTTCCTAGTTGTATGTGATGAGTCCAACAACCCAGGCTCGGTTGTTGACCGTAACGAGTTTGTCGCTGACATTTTTGTCAAACCTGCTCGGTCTATTAACTTTATTTCTCTAAATTTCATCGCCACGAAAACTGGTGTTGCGTTTAGTGAAGTAGTTGGGGCATAGGAGGAATCATGGCAAACATAAACGACTTTAAAGCAACATTAAAAGGTGGTGGTGCAAGGGCGAATCAGTTTCAAGTAACATTACCTTTCCCAGGCTTTGCAGCTGTGGGTGGTGAGACAAGAACTATGTCTTACTTATGTCAAGCAACTCATTTGCCTGGCATGACATTGGGTGAAGTTGATGTCAAGTTTCGTGGTCGTTCTCTGTATATTGCAGGGGATAGAACATTTGAAGCATGGACAACAACTATCATGAATGATACTGATTTTGCGCTTCGTAATGCATTTGAACGATGGATGAACGCTATAAATGCTATGTCAGATAATAGTGGATTGGAAAATCCTTCTGATTATATGGTAGATGCATACGTTGATCAACTAGATCGTGCAGGACAAGTAATTAAATCATATACCTTTAGGGGTATGTGGCCACTTACTATTGCAAATATTGATGTAGCATATGAAAGTAATGATGCAGTAGAAACATTTGATGTAACCTATCGCTATCAGTTTTTTGAAACCAATACTACAACTTAATAATTCGTATAAATATTTGTATTGATATTGATTACGGAGTATTATGGCACAACTATTTGGATTTCAAATTACCAGAGCAAAGGATAAGGGGGAACAGGCATCGTTTGTTCTCCCCGATCCTGAATCTGGGGCTACCACAACTGCTGGATTCTACAGCGAATTTCTCGATATAGAAGGACAAACTAAGTCCGAATCTGATCTTATTCGTAGGTATAGGTCTACCTCAGAGCATCCAGAGTGTGATTTAGCTATTGAAGATATTATTAATGAGTCTATAAATATTGATGAATATAGACAGGCAGTATCTATTAATACTGATGGTTTACCTTATTCTGCAAAAATTAAAAGAAGAATTAGGGATGAATTTTCACAAGTATTAAGATTATTAGATTTTACTAATAAATCTCACGATGTTTTTAGGAGATGGTACATAGATGGTAGGATTTATTTTCATAAAATTGTAGATGAAGAAGATCCACAAAAAGGAATACAAGAATTAAGATACATTGATGCTTTAAAGATTAAACGAATTCGTAAAATCGAAAAAGCAGAAACAAAGAAAAAATCCCCCACACTTAAAGTATTAGAAGATTATTATTTGTATAATGAACAAGGGGTAACTAGTGCAAATACTGGTTCTTCTGGGCCAGTTGGAACTGCTATTAAAATTACATCAGATGCAATTGCAATGTGTGGTTCAGGATTGTTTGATCCTACGAAAGCATTAGTTTTATCGTATTTACATAAAGCAATTAAACCTGTCAATCAGCTTAGGATGATTGAAGATGCAGTAGTGATTTATCGTATTGCACGAGCACCAGAACGAAGAATTTTCTATATTGATGTTGGAAATTTACCGAAAGTAAAAGCAGAGGCATATCTTAAAGATGTGATGAATCGTTATCGAAACAAGTTGGTGTATAATGCATCTACTGGTGAGATAAAGGATGACCGTCAGCAGATGAGTATGTTAGAGGATTTCTGGTTGCCTCGTAGAGAAGGTGGTAGAGGAACCGAAATTACAACCCTGCCTGGTGGACAGAATCTAGGAGAAATAGATGATATTGTTTATTTCCAGAAAAAGTTATATCGATCTTTGAACATACCTGTTAGTCGGTTAGAATCTGATTCGGGATTTAGTTTAGGCCGAGGTGCAGAGATTACAAGAGATGAAGTAAAGTTTACTAAGTTTGTTCAAAAATTACGAAACAAGTTTAATACTTTGTTTAATGATATTCTTAAAACACAATTAATACTCAAGGGTGTTATTGCAGAAGAAGATTGGCAAGAAATTCAAGAAAATCTTAAATATAGTTATATGAAGGATGGCCATTATGCGGAAATGCGAGATATGGATGTGCTTCGTGAACGATTAGATATACTAAATAGTATGGAACCGTATATAGGTGATTGGTTTTCTAAAGAATATGTTCAAAAACATGTTTTTCGTATGACTCAGGAAGAAATTGATAAGATGGACAGACAAATTAATAAAGAACCAGAGCCAGATGATCACGAACCAATAAATAATCCAATGGATTCAGATGGGCCAAAATCAGGGCCACAATTTTAACTATTAACACAAAAAATAAATTATGAGTGAAATACCAAATATGATTTCATCACTAGTTGATGATAACAAAATAGATGCTGAAACCCATTTTAAAAATTCAATAGCACAAAAAATAGGAAGTGCATTGGACTTAAAACGAGTAGAAGTAGCGAATTCTTTAATAAAAGGACAACTTAATACCTCAGTAGAGGATTCTGCCGATGAAGAAATTTAAAGAATTTAATACATGGGTTATAGAAAAAGATGAACATAAGAAATCATCTACATATAAGAAACTTACACCTAAAATGAAAAAGGCTGTTGATGATGTCTTTGACACAATGGAAAAGAATCCAGGCGATTTTTTAAGTACATTTGATAAAAATGTAGAAAAAGTTGCAAAAAAACATGGTGTAAAAGTTAAAGATATTATGAATTATTTTGATAAAGAAATGCTTACAATTTAGGATAAACTATGGCAAATTCAATTATAAACTCACAGGGTAGAAGTGTTTTACATATAGATTCTACTGATGGAGCAATAACACTAGCAGAACTTAAAGCAACTAATGAAGCTACTGTAGTGTCAGCTGATATTGTTGATATTCATTGGCAAACCGCAACCTCAATTACAATAGATAGAGGTGGTACAGATGTTCATGCCTTTACAGGAACAGGACATTGGAATTTAGGTCAATCTGGAGCAGTTCTGTCAGGAACAAATACAGCAGATATTGGTATTACAGTAGCAGGCGATTCTTATGCTGTTATTGTTGTACACAAACAATATTCAGGAGGATAATATGAAGCTAATCACAGAAATGTTTGATGATTTTGAAGTTCTTACTGAAGGTAAGAATGGCAAAGATTTGAAAATTAAAGGGGTTTTTATGCAGGCCGAGACTAAAAATCGGAATGGTAGATTATATCCTCTTAATATTTTAACAAAAGAAGTTACTCGATATAATAAGGAACTAGTTCAGAATAAACGAGCTTTTGGG